CTACTGACGAACCCATCTACCACTCGGCAGAGCGGCGGCTTATTCAGGCCTTGGACCAGCAGGACACGCTGGTGTTCGGTCACAACATAGCGTTTGACTTGAAATTTTTGTGGCGCGCCGGCATGACGAGGCTCTTGCCGCGGTTTGAGGACACCATAATCTACGCCCCGTTGCTCGACGAGTGGCAGGCAAAGTTTTCGTTAGAGTACTGCGCCAACTCTGCTAAGGTTACTGCCAAGAAATCGGTCGAGATTACCAATTATCTATGCAAGCTGTTCCCTGAAGCCGCAAAGGCGCCTAAGTCCTCAATGGGACACTTTTGGCGTCTCGCTGGTGATGACGACATGGCGGTGGACTACGCCGAGGGGGATGGTATCTCCACCTGGCAGCTGCGCGACTGGCAGCTGCCGCAGCTGGCCGCGCAGGACCTTACCTTGGTCGCGGATATAGAAAGCCGCCTCATTCCGGTTCTGGTGCGTATGTCGTGCTTAGGTATTAAGATCGATGAGAAACGGCTGCACTGGCTAAGCTCCCACATCGACAAAGAAGTCGAGAAGCTTCTCGGCGAGTTCCCGTCGGGCTTCAACCCGCGCTCTGGTAATGACGTGCGGTCTTATATGGAGGCACACGGCTGTACCGACTGGCCGATGACGCCACACCGTGATCCCGCGAAAAGGCAGCCATCGATGGTCGAAAGCTGGCTCGAGAACCATGAGGCCGGCAAGAAGGTAATCAAGGTTCGGAAGTTTACGACGCTCAAATCTACCTTCGTCCAGCCGATGATCGAGACCCACCTGTTTAACGGGCGGGTGCACACCGAGTTTAACCAACTGCGCGGCGACGAGTACGGGACGGTGACCGGGCGCCTATCATCGAGCAATCCGAACCTTCAAGCGGTCAGTAAGCATAATGAAGAGATGGGACGCTTACATCGCTCTATCTTCGTTCCGGACGTGGGGCGCATTTGGGGCTCATGTGACTACTCTCAGATGGAGCCACGCCTACTCGCTTACTATTCACGCTGCCGGGTCTTGCTTGATGGTTACAATGCCGATCCGCCGATCGACGCCCATACCTCGGTCTCGATGGCGGCGAACCGCAACTGGCCTAACATGACGCCGGCCGAGCGCAAGCACTATCGGGACGACAGAGGTAAACGTATAAATCAGACGATCGTGACCGGTGGTGGTAAGAACGTGTTGGTTAACAAGTATAAAATACCCGCGGACGAGGTAGACAAGGTGTGGCGCGACTACTTCCGTGCCATGCCGGAAATCAGGGTATTACAAGAGCGGGCATCTAAGGTGTTCCGAACGCGCGGCTATGTGCTGTCGCTCCTGAAGCGGCGGGCGCGGCTACAGGACCGCGGCAAGGATTACACGGCGGTCAACCGGCTGCTACAGTGTGGCAACGCCGATTGCATCAAACTCAAGATGGTAGAAGTAGACGATTACCTGGCCTCGGAGGGGCGACCGCTGGACCTACTCAATAACATCCACGACGATCTTTCCTTTCAATTTCCCGAAGAGCACCGCAGGCACTACAAGCGGTGTCAGCAGATAATGACCTCATTCGGGCCGAACGATATAATTAAGCTTGACGTGCCTATTACGGTAGACGCGGGGGAAGGTAAGAATTGGTCCGAGGCGACCTATGGTCCGGAAAAATGATCAAGCCTCATTACATCCGCAAGCGAGGCTTCATCTTGCATGGTCGCGAGACCTCCGTTACCGTTGAACCCGAGGTGTTGGAGGAGCTACAGCAAACGGCCGCGCGCGAGGGCGTACCGCTGCGCGAGATCCTCGAGCGCATCGAGGTGTGGCGCCTCGAGCACGGACCGCAGAACCGGTCGCGCGCGGTAAGGGTGTGGGTGGTAAAGGACCTGCAGCGAAGATTGGTGGCGGCGCTAGAGCGCGAGGAGGTGCTGCTGAAGCGCTCGGCTGCGGCATTGGAAACGATAGCTAAGAATATGGAGAGCAAACTGTGAGAACCGGCGATACGGTAAGGCATGAACCTTCCGGCGAAGAATGGTTAGTGGCTTATGTCGAGGGTACTGATCTCGTACCGTGCGGGTGGCCCTTAACCTTTGCGAAGGTGTCTGACTGTAAGTTAGTAACTGCTTGTTCAGACGAGGAAAGTACGGCACTGTTGAACAGAATGGCCGACATGAGAGACGGTGGTGACGTACGGTGCCGTTACGCACGCCGCAAATTGGGAATACTAGAATGACAATCACAGCAAAAATAGTTGCCGACAGCGTCAATCCCGACGGCGTGCGGATAACGACGCTGCAGTTGCGTTACCCTAAGATAATACATGGAGAGTTCTTGACGCATCGGGTTTTCTCGCGTAATTCAAGCTCCTCCCGCGCCATTCCGGTGGAGCGCCTGATTAAGGACGTGCTCGACGACCCGATCATCCCGAGTTACTGGGGCTCGAACCGCCCCGGCATGCAGGCGGGTGGCGAGATCAGCGACCCGGTTGAAGTAGACGTTAAGCAGTGGGTACTTAACCCGTCTCCCGAGGAAGGGCGCGGGGACTGGAACGAATTGCCAACGTACCACACCAGAAAGTTTGAGCGCGACGCGGCGTGGCTCGACGCGCGCGACCGCTGCGTCGAGACTGCCCGCGCTTTCACCAAGGCCGGCTACCACAAGCAGATCGTGAACCGCCTGCTCGAGCCCTGGTGTCACATTAACACCGTGGTGACGAGCACCGAGTGGGACAACTTCTTCAAGCTGCGCTGTCACCCCGACGCCCAGCCAGAGATGCAGATGTTAGCCGAAACGGTGCGCGATGCAATCAACGCTAGCAAACCAATCCAATTAGGTTGGAGTCAATGGCACTTACCATATGTGGAAGGTGTTTATGGTCATATTGACAACAACATTAAATCTTCCGTCGCCCGCTGCGCCCGCGTCTCCTACCTGACGCACGACCAGAAGCAGACGACTGTAGAGGAGGATCTAAAACTATTCGAGCGCCTCACCTCCGCCGACCCCAAGCACCTATCGCCAACCGAGCACCAGGCGCAGGCACGCGAGAATTGGCCTGAGGCTAGAATGAATGACCCGTCTGACAGTAGCAACTTCCACTCATCCTGGCTGCAATACCGCAAGCTGATCGAGCAAGGCTGACGCCGCCCTCTTGACAAGCTACCGCCCCGCGTGGTGGGGTATGCGTCCGACCCTCGAGGCCTCCCAATGAACGAACTTGACTTGCAGAATCGTGTCATTAAGGTAGTGCGCGCCGCGCGCGGCTCCGCTGCCCACAAGCTGTCGCATCGCTTCCTGGTCGGCGTGCCGGACCTGATGGTTAAGATACCGCGGTACCCGATAATGATCCTCGAAGTCAAGAAGGACGAGCGGCCTAAGATGAAGTCCTCGGTCACCCTCGACGTGACCGTGCCGCAGAAGCGGTTCTTGCTGCAGTGGGCCGAGGCCGGCGTCATGTGCGGCGTGATGTCGTTCTTGACGCAGGACCGGCCGCGGCGGTTGTGGGTGCAGACGATGCCGATAAGACGGCTGGTGCAGTGGGAGTTAAGAATGGGGGTTGATGCCTACACACAGCTGGACGACGACCAGTTCCTGCTGACGGTGATACACAACTTCGGGGAACACTACCAATGACGGTCGAAGCCATCATCCAGGAGCGTGCTACTACGCACGGCGAGTACGCTACTATGGCAGCTTTAGCGCAAGACATTAAGTATATAATGCGTAGAGGAAGGTTTACCTACTTAAAGCCAGCGCACCAGGAATCGCTCGATCTTATTGCTACCAAGATAGCGCGCATTTTGTGTGGTGATCCCGACTATCGTGACTCGTGGAACGATATTCAAGGCTATGCTGCTCTGGCGGAACGCGCCATATCGAAACGGGAGGAAGGATGAAAAATTTCGTCCTTCCTATTTGGACATTTGGCAAGCTAAACCAAAAAGGAAAGGTTCTAGGATGAATATACTCGTACCTGGAAAAGCAAGTATAATAATAGGTGGACAGTGGGGGTCATGTGGCAAGGGCGCGGTCGCTGCCTGGTTCGCGGCTAAGCACGCGTTGCGCGGTGAAGTTTTCTCTATTCACACCACTAATGCGGGTGCCCAGGCCGGGCATACCTCGATCCACAGGCATACCTCGATCCACAACTATATCAAGCGTGTCGCGTTCCACTTGCCGACCGCCTCGCTGATCGCGCAGAGTTACGGTTTCGACTATGTTACTACTTATCTGAACGCGGGCAGCATTATTGATGCCGACGTACTTGAGCAGGAATTGGTGGGCTTTAATTCGTCAGAATTGTTCATTCACCCCAATGCCGCGGTGATTTGGCAGAGCCACCGGGATCATGAGGGCGGCGCCAACAGTTCCACCACGCGGATAGCTTCGACCCGCAAGGGAGTGGGCGCGGCGCTGGTTGATAAGCTGATGCGGCGTGGTAATATTGCTGCAAACGACCCGTACTTGAGGCGGTTCACGCGCCGCCTCGACCTTAATCAGTCGCTCGCAGATGGTAAGTCGGTCTTGGTCGAGGTGCCGCAGGGTGTGGGGCTCTCGCTCAACGGCTCGTTCTATCCTTACTGCACCTCGCGCGACTGCACCGTGATGCAAGCACTCTCCGACGCTGGCATCCACCCGAGCTTCCTGGGGCCGGTGGTGCTAGTGCTGCGGACCTAC